AGACATTAGTACCTCGTATTAAACCAACTAAATCTTTCAGTTTCTTTTTTTAAATCATCTTGATATGAAAAATTTAATTCACTTTTTAATGTAGCGATAGCTTCTAATATTTGTCTTTGATTCTCAACATCATATTCTTGTTTAGGTTCCGGTATATATGAATTTACTTTAGCCATTAGTTATATGTGCCTCCTTGATTAGGATCCGTGTAATCAATTATATCTAAAATGCCATTATTTACAGGAGCACTTTCAATATATTCTCTGTCTCTATATCCGTCATAGTCATTTAAATCCATACCAGGAGGTATGGCTTCCGTTATACCTAATGATCTTAAACCACTTCCTCTTCCTTTATCTATATTGACCCCAGGTTTTTGAAATAAACCAAACTCGCCTCTAGCATAATCTGCTAATGTATCATAACCTCTTATACTTGGTAATGAAGTTCCAATTCTATATGCCATTCCTAAAAATGGATTCAATAAACCTAGTATGCCACCAAGTATAGATTTACCAAAACCACCTGCTTGACTTAATCTAGATTGAAATTGATCTGGAGCATAAGGTTGTACTGCTCTATAACCTTTACCTAATATATTATCTAAAAAAGAACCTGTATATTTTCTAGATGGTCCAAATACAGTTGAACCAAAATAATCCATTTTTTCTCTTGGATCAGCTAATGTACCTATACCACCATCACCTACTCCAGCAAATAAATCTTTTGTTTTTTGAGAAGTATATTGTTCTGTTCTTCTTTGTTCTCTGGCATCTCCGCCACCACCACCATAACTTTGACTTCTATTGGATTTGTTATTTTCAGATTTATAACTTCCGCCTCCGTATTGTGAATCTTTATCTTGTCTTGCCATTAACGTCTACCATCCGGTTGTACATCTACTCTTAATGTTCCATAACGCCAAGTTTCACCTACAGCGTCATTAGCTATTTTAATTGAAAGCAATCGACCTCTTGCTCTAGTATCTACCTTATCAGTAGATGATGTAATTGTAAAGGGACCAAGTGGTGAGCTTGATGCTGTGTTACTTGGATAATCATTTAAAAGTAATGTAATTTTTGAATTACCTGTTAATACTTGAAAGTCTGGTATAAAACGTTTCATAGACATAATGAATTCACCATCACCTCTAAAATCAGCTATACCAGTAGATTGACCTGTGATACCTCTTCTTGCTGCAATATCAAAATCACCGGATTGAATATATGCATTAATAGAAGTTGTACCTGATGAATTGATTTGATCAGTTCCTGTTTCATGAGCATAGTAAGTTGATGCTCCATACAGATTAGTAATACCTTGAATATTAAAATTAGGTGTAGCTGTTGAATTATATTGTGTTGCATAAGGCACATCAAATACACCTGTGTCTGCATAGGATGATCTAGCTAATGATCCAGTTGTCCAACAGTTTTCTCCATAGTTATAAGTAACACATCTGTCAATTTGTGTACTTCCAGCTTTTGGATAAAACCATGTTACTTCATTATATAGAGTATTATGTTCGCCATATATAATCTGATTTGCATTATAATTAACACCTAGATTATCTCCTGTAGTTGTAAATACAAAATCTTCTACTAAACATGGTAATGCTTTAACTGTTCCATCAAATGCAAAAAATCCACCTTCACCTGACATCCAGAATATCATACCATTAGAATAACTAACTGCATTTTGTCCAATACATCCACAGTTGGTTCCAACTTGTCTAACACTAAATGTAAAAGGTGGTCCAACAAATTGAATTACATAAGCTGCGCTATCTGTTAATACAAATACATAATCTTTACCTTGAACAGCTGCTACAATTTTATTTCCTGTATCTAGTCTAAATGTACCTGCAGTGTTTGTTGCAGTTGGTTGGTATGTTGAATAATCTTCTTGGTTTGAGAATCTTATAAACATTGGATCTTGTGTAGTTGAATCACCAATCGTTGTCTCAGTTCCAAAGTGAAATAAATGTCTATCTCTATCTGATACCAAAGTTAATCTTGTTTTAGTAGGAGCCCCTGACATTAAACTTGCTCGTATACTTCTTGCACCTGCAGCTCCTGCATTCCAAGTAAATGTTCTACCATTATGAATAGTTGCAATTAATATTTCTCCAAAGTTATCAAGACTCCAGATGCCTGGATCCAGAATCACATTACTAATTGTACGCTCAGTGCCCCAGGTAGAGTTTCCCCATAAGTATGTACCCCATCCATAACCTGCAGTTTGAAATGTTGGACCAACAGAAACATATGGATCTATTTGTGCTGAACCTGTTCCTGAAGTTGTAGCTGCAGAATTAGATGGCATTGTAATGTCAAAAGCATTTGCAGTTACGTTACTTATCTCAAATGTGTTTTCTGTAAAATCTGTTGTTGCATAACCTGATCCTGTTGGAACAGTAACGGATGAAAATGTTACATATCTTCCAGAAGATAAACTATGAGAAGTTTTATTTACAGTGACTGTTGGAGAACCTATTGTTGCATCAAAGTTAGCTCCAGTAATTCCTGTATCTAAAGGTGTAATGTCATAAAACTTATCACCATAATATAAAAACAAACCTTGTGATGTACCAATTGCTGCATACTTTTCACCATTTAGAGATGTCCATGTATGTTGAGCTCTTGCTGCACCGGGAAGAGTTTCATTATCAATAGTTAGTTGTTCCCAACCACCTATTTTTTCTGGAAGTCCATATCTAAATCGAACAAAATCACCATCAGTCCACTGAGACTCAGCTCCTGATTGTGTTATCTGTTTATTAAAACCTGGTTTAAATTGTAGTTTTTGAAGCATAGCACCTCATTATATATGCTTTTTATTATTTTGGTAGTATTATATTCCACTCTAACTTAGATAGCAAACTTTGTAAATTCATATCTTTTAGTTTATTTTCTTTTATATATTTATGTAATTCTTCAATATCTAGAATAACCCACTTGTCTTGAAGTTCAAAAACCATCTTGTCTGCCTCGGTATTTAAATGACCTGTTTTATATGCCTTGTTCTCTGATATTTTTTTTACACCTCTTACGTCAAATTTATGAAATGAATTTTTATCTTTTAATATACCTGCTATATTCCAAGAACTTTTTTTCTCAGGATATTCTATTGAATTTAAATGTTTTTTAAACCTTTCTAAAATATTCATACGGTATTGAATATATATTATTTTCATGATAATAGAAGATCAAAAGAATAAAGAAATATGGACTTAAAATATCAGTGTATAATGTTTGAATCTGTCTTAACACCTAGATTCTGTGACAATTTAATTGCATATGCACATAGTCAAAAAGACCATTTAGGTCTTACAGGTGGGTATGGAGAAAAAAGAATTTTAACAGATAAAAATATAAAAGACTTAAAGAAAACAAGAAATTCTAATATTGTTTGGATGAATGATGCATGGATATATAAAGAGATACATCCTTATGTACATGAAGCTAATGAAAAAGCATTATGGAATTTTCAATGGGACTGGTCTGAAGCATGTCAGTTTACAAAATATAATATAAACCAACATTACACTTGGCATATAGATATGTTTCAACACGGTAGTGTAATTAATAAGTATAATCCTAATTTAAATGGTAAAAGCAGAAAAATATCAGTTACATGTTCTCTTTCTGATCCCGATGATTATATAGGTGGTGAACTAGAAATTAATGTTAATCATCCATTGAAAAAAAAGAAAAATAATATAATAACTTTTAATAAAGTTAAAAAAGGAAGTATTATTATTTTCCCCAGTTTTGTCTGGCATCGTGTAAAACCAGTCACAAGTGGAACTAGATACTCCTTAGTAGTATGGAATAACGGGAGGCCATTTAAATGAATGAAAATATAAATTTTGAAACATTTTTTCAAACACCAGTTTATGTAACTGAATTACCAGAATTAGTAAATAAATTAAACAGAGCTTCGGATCCATATATTGAACAAGCAAAGGAAAGAAATAAAAATTTAGCTAAAGAAAGAGACAAATTTTACAATAAAAAATTAGGTGATTTAGGAATGTCACATCATTCAACTGCATTAATAAATCTTCCAGAATTTTCAGACATTCAGGGATATGTTGCAAGAAGATCTTTAGAGATAATGGATCACATGGGTTATGACATGACTAATTATATAATGACTTGGACAGAAATGTGGGTGCAAGAATTTGCTAAAAAAGGTGCGGGGCATCATAATGCTCACATACATTATGATAATCACATTAGTGGTTTTTATTTTTTAAAATGTTCAGAAAGAACATCTCATCCAATTTTAAGAGATCCTAGATTAGCTAAAACAATGTCAATGCTACCATTAAAAAATCCTTCTGAAATTACAATGGGTCAAGGAAATGTTCATTACACTCCAAAACCTGGAACATTAATATTGTTTCCAGCTTATATTGAACACGAATTTACAGTTGATTTAGGTGTTGATCCTTTTAGATTCATACATTTTAATCTTCAAGCAGTTAGAAAAAGAAATGAAGACTTTCAAAAGTAAAAAATATTTAGTTATTAGAAAAGCAGTTTCAAAAGAGCTTTGTTTATTTTTATATAATTATCTTTTAATAAAAAGACAAGTTACAAAAACAATGTTTGAATATACTTATATTCCAAAAATAGAAAAAGATTTTGGTACATGGAAAGATGAACAAGTGCCTAATAATTTTTCATGTTACTCAGATATTGCTATGGAAACTTTAATGTTAAAAATACAACCCATTATGGAAAAACATACAAAATTAAAATTATATCCAAATTACACTTATATGAGAATTTATGAAAAAGGAGCTGAATTAAAAAGACATAAAGATAGATTTAGCTGTGAAATATCTACTACTTTAAATTTAGGTGGAGACAACTGGCCAATTTATTTAGAACCAAATAAAAATGTGGGTATTCCAAATAATAGAGACATAACCGCAGCAAGTAATAATAAAGGAATAAAAGTAAATTTAAAACCTGGAGATATGTTAATTTATAGAGGACAAGAATTAGAACATTGGAGGGAACCTTTTAAAGGTAATGAGTGTACTCAAGTTTTCTTACATTATAATGATGTAAAAAGTAAACATGCTAAACAAAACATATTTGATACAAGAAAACATATAGGATTACCTTCCTGGTTTAAGGGTAAATGAGAATTTTAGCCTTTAATATTACACATGATAGTGCAGTGTGTAGTTTGCTAAATGGCAAACTAGAGTTCTTTTGTAAAGAAGAAAGACTCACACGTAAAAAAAGGGACATGCATCCTTTTAAATCTATTGAATTATATAAAAATTTAAATCTGGGTAAAATAGATCATATACTTTATCTAACACCTTTTAATAGTTTTCCTCATATAGAATATGTTTGGAAAAATTATATTAATAAAATCTTTAATATGGGAATGGAAAACTACGCATCTTTATTGCATCATAAATGCCACGCCAGTTTAGCTTATTATAATAGTAAATTTAATGAGTCTTTAATTTTTGTAATTGATAGAAATGGAAGTATGTTTTTTATAAACGGACAATCTGTAGCTAGAGAAAGTGAAAGTGTTTTTATAGGTAATAAAAATGGGATTAAATCTATTTCAAAAAACTTTTGGTTAGAGTTAAATAAAGAATCAGAAAAAATTAATATTTTAAATGAATTAAAAAAACATTATTCTGACTGCAACATTACTTTAAATAATTCTTTAGGCATTACTAGAGTATATGAAGCTGCAACAACATTGATTGGTCAAAGTCCTTTAGAAAATGGTAAGACAATGGGGCTGGCTTCTTATGGAAAAATAAATAATGAAAAATTATTTATAGATAATATACCTAATTCAGATAAATTTAGTTTTTTAAACGATCATTTCGAAAGCGTTTGTTTTTATAATCATGAACATTTAATAACAAAAAATATTAATGAAAATAATTATAAACTATATGCTGATAAAGCAAAATTAGTTCAAGTAGAAACACAGGAACAAGTTTTAAATTTAATAAAAAAACATGTTAATCAAACTGGTATAAAAAATGTATGTATTGTAGGAGGTTATGGATTAAATGTAGTTGCAAATAATTACTACATAAAAAATTTACCTAATATTAATTTTTATTTTGAACCAGTGTCAGATGATACTGGTGTTCCAATAGGTGCTGCTATGTTAAAGTATAAAGAACTCACTTCTAAAAATGCTTATTCTTGTAAAGATAATTTCTATCATTATTATAAAAAAGAAAAATTAAATGTAGGTAAAAAATCCAATATAGATGAAGTTTGTAATTTATTAATTAATCAAAAAAGTGTGGCAATATTTGAAGGAAATTCAGAAGCAGGACCTAGAGCATTAGGACATAGAAGTATATTATTTGATCCACGAAATATTAATGCTAAACAAATTGTTAATACTATTAAAAAAAGAGAATGGTATAGACCATTTGCAGGTGTTATTCTTAAATCTCAATTTAAAAAATATTTTGATACTTTGGGTTTAGATGAAAGTCCTCATATGACTATAAATTTTGATGTGTTACCTGATATTAAAAATAAAATACCAGGAGTTATACATGTAGATAATACATGTAGAGTACAAACAGTATCAGAAGGTTTTTTATATGATTTACTAAAAAAATTTTATTCAAAAACAGGTTGTCCAATATTATTAAACACTAGCTTTAACCTTGCAGGAGAAGCTTTAGTTCAAACTAAAGATGATGCTTTATTAACATTGAAAAATAGTAATTTAGATGCTATATATTTTGTAGAAGATAAAAAGATTATAACTAAACATGATTAAAAAAACAATATTAACAGAAGTTCCTTTATTTACAGGTGAAGTAAAAATGCCTAAAGGATATCATATTGAAAAAGATGAAATGGTAAAACATGCAACTATTTCTTATTATTATGAAGATGTAGGAGATAAATTTTTTAAAACCAGAGATAGATTACAATCTTTTATTATAGAATATATGTTAGTAGATCATAAGATAAATATTGCGAAAGGAAATGGTCATAATCCACATGCTAGATATTACGAAAAAAATGAAGTATCAAAACCAATATTAGAAGTAGACAATTATAATTTAAAAGAATCTCCAGATTGGGTTTTTCTATATGGAATTGAAATAGATCCTGGTAGTTGTATTATAACTATAAAATATGATGACAATAAAATGAAAGATAGAACCTGGACAGTTAATTTAGAAACAAATAAATTTATAATGTTTCCAGCAACACTATTATATCATATAGAAAATAAAAATAATTCTTATTTGAATTATATACAAACTTTTACGTTTATAAATTTATAAAGTTATATCAGTAAGATCCCAAGCTCTAGTTTCTTCATTCCAAATATAAGCCCATTTGATGACACCAGCAATGTTTTCAGCTTCTTGTTCTGATGGAAGATCAGGTGCGTTTCCTAATGGAGATTCGAACCTTCCTTTTGTAGTATTTAGAACCCAACTTGGATAAGGTTTATTAGTAGGACGAAATAAATCATTGTCTCTATCATAAGTCATACCTATCGCTGCAAAATTAGCTCTAAGAGGAGTTCCTCCTAATGTATGTACTCCATCATTAGTATTTCTAGAAGTTTGGATCCATTTGTCTGCAGGCCAATTATTATGTTGTTCTAAATAAGCTTGACCCACTGCTTCTGATTCAACACCATTTGAATCAAGACAATCTTTGTCATTCATATGAACGACATTTAAAACTACTCCATTATCATCTATTTTTGCAAAGTTAGCCATATTATTTATATTTATACCTTATCATTACAATTCCAGCAGCACCAGTTCCTCCGCCGCCCCATGCTCCTCCGCCAGTTCCGTCATTACCGACTGGTAACCAACCTTCAGGGTCTGTAGCAAAAGGTGTAGATTGTCCACATGGTAAATAGCCAGGTTGACCTCCGCCGCCTCCAGCGCCGCCTTCTCCTTGCCATGGTACAGGTTGAGGTGGAGCTTGAGATTTACCTCCGCCACCGCCTGCAAAATATCTTACTCCTGGTGTTGGTCCAGGTGTTCCTTGTTCTGGATTCATTGCTGTTCCAGCTCCGGTTCCTCCATTTCCAGGATCGTATGGCCCTGGAGCAGGTGTTCCTGATTGAGTGGCTCCTCCGCCACCGCCTCCAGATCCTCCCCAGTCTCCACCACCAGTATTTGCTCCTCCGCCAGGATTTCCTTGTGGGGGTGTTGTTGGTGGAGTATTGCCTGATCCAGATCCGGTTTGAAAGGTTCCCGCGACTCCTCCGCCGCCTCCTCCAGATCCACCAGATCCTCCTGGTCCAGCAGCCCATTGAGGTCCAGGAATTCCAGATTGACCACCAGCTCCTCCTCCAGTTGTAGAAATTCCAAATGCAGATGATGTTCCGCCTTGTGGTACACAGTTATCAGAACGGGGTGAAGCTGCACCTCCAGATCCGACAACAATTGGATAAGATGTAGCAGTTATTGGTATAGAAGTAGGTGTTGCTAAAGGACTAGCTGTATAACATCCCGATATAGTAGCGCAATGAGATTCTCTAAAACCTCCCGCGCCTGCGCCTCCTCCTCCATGAGGAGATGAAGAACCACCGCCGCCGCCAGCTACAACAACGTAATCAACTTTTTGTGTAGGAGCAGGTACACATGCATTAATACATTGTACTTCAAAAGTGCCTGGACCTGTAAATGTGTGAATTCTATAATCACCACAGCAAGTAATAGTTCCACCGGTTGCATTAATTAAACCTTTGGCAATACCTCGTTGACCGTATCCTCTTGCTGAACCAGCTCCAAAACCACCTAATATTGGCATCTTTCTATCCTCCTAGTTTTACGCGAATTGCGTTTGTGCTGCAAGTACAGTAAACGTTGCATCTGCAGTTTTAATAACAGTATATGTGTATACGTCAAGTGAGCTAGCGTTTCCAGCTGTAGGTGCCGATCCACCTTGCCACTCTGGAGTTACCGAACTACCATCAACTTCTACAGCTGAATTGTAATAAGGAGTTGCTCCTTGAGATACAATATGTGCTACTGTTATTGATTCTCCAGTATCCATAATTGAATTTAATGTGTTTGAACCATCACCTCTAATGTTTAATGTCCAGTTACCTGAAGCATCTGTAGTATAATTTAATACTGCTTGTGTAATTACATCATAGTTAACTGTGCCTGTAGCTGCAGTAGCTGAGTTAGTTACTTTTTCAGCTAATTGTTGAATTGCACCTGCACCTAAAACAACTCTTCCAATTCCTTTAGGAGAAATATTTAAATCAATATTAGAGTCAGAACCAACAGCATCAATTGCTGGACCTGAACCTGTTGCTTGGTTAGTTACATCAATGTAGTTAACAGCTGAAGCTGTTTTTTGAAATCTTATGTATGGATTATTTGAATCATCTTCAATCGCACCAGCGTCATCAACAATAATATCATTACCGTTTGTATCTAAGATACCTGATAATTGTGGAGTGATGTCTGAAGATAAATCTGTGAAAGCTGTGTCAACAACGTTAGTACCATCAGAGTAAACCATTTTAGTACCTTTGTCTGTTGCTGCCCAAGTTACTCCAGTTCCTGAAGTAGTTTTAACAGTTACAGTAAATGCACCTATAGTTGCGTTTTGAATTATGTAAGTTTTTTCAACTGAATCTGGAACAACTACGTTAATTGCACCTGCAATTGTTCCTGTTAATTTAATTACTGCATCTTTACCATTTGATAAAGCACCGTTTGAATAAACTAAAGTTGCACCAGAAGTAACTGCAATAGAAGAGTAACCACCGATAGCTTGTTCTAAAATTAATAAGTTTGTATTTGTGATTTGACCCCAAGTTCCTGAGTTTTCACCAGTTGCTTGAACCGTTAACTTTAGGTTAGCTGATGTTGAGTTTGCCATAATTTTTTATCTCCAATTATTTAAATTTTATAAATTTTGACTGCAAAGTCAATATATTATTTTTAAGCAGCGGTGTCAACTTCTTGCCAACCTGGTGGAACAATTGGTGCTGTGCCAGTATTTACTTGGTTCCATATTAGTGTTCTAAGGCTTCCTGTAGCCATTGTCAAGGCATTTCCTGACAATAATACATTAGCATTTCCTGTGACTTCGTCAACACTATTTTCTTGCATGGTCATTTCTTGACCACTTACTTCAGCTATAGTATTTGCATCTAATACTGCTGTTCCAAGATTAATCGTTGCAGCTTGTGCATACCCTGTAGCATCAAAATATTTACCATTACCCCAAGTCGATTGACCCCAAGTTTGATCACCCCATGCTATATCTGTAATTATACCTGTATTAGCATCTCCTTGAGTTATTACATCATCTAATACAGCAGCCATTGCTTGACCAGTAGCTTCAGCATCTGGTGCAGGATCCACGTCTCCTTCCTGCATACCCATTGTTAAAGTATCTACTTGTTGATTACCATATACTCCATAACCCCATGCAGAATTACCCCAAGTTTGAGCCGATGTAGCTGATACTTCTACAATTGTATTTGCATCTAAGTTAGCTGTGCCATCATTCATTGTCATGGCCATTGATGCAGATACATCATTTAAAATAATTGTTGAACCATTGGTTCCATCAAAATGAAGTAAGTTTACTGTATTTGCATCCGTGCTAAATTCTGATGTTGGAACAGTTATTGTAGCATCTGTAACTGGGTTATATCTTGCAATATCAGATTGTCTGTATTCATCAATATAAGCTGAAACCGCATTGGCTCCATTTAAGTCTGCTCCTATAAATGTTCTATTTGAATTATTGTTATTTACTAAACCACCACCTATAGCATTTCTTCTTGTTCCTCTTGACCATAATGCTCCATTGTTCGAAGCATCTCTAGCAAAAGCTAAATGCATCCATGTATCGTTTGAAAATAAACCTGATGAAGATGATAACTGTGCACCATCTTCGTAAAGAATTAAATTTCCATTGTCGATTCCTATTGAATAACCATCACCGCTTGCATTTCTTCCATCCCAAAGAATACCTGTTTGTGTTGTAGCATTTGAAGCATACCACCAAAATTCTATAGTAAATGCTCCACCATCTAAACCATCAACAGTTCCTGATGCATTTACGTAATCACCTGTACCATCTAATAATAATGAAGCTGTTCCAAATTCTTTTTGAGCTGTAGATAATTGTGCATCTCCATTTACAGAGAATTGGTTACCACCTATTGAAGGATTAAATACATCTACAACTGCTTCTTGATATTGAAGCGTTGCAGTCATTGGTTGACCGGTTACTTCTGCTACAAATGCTGAAAAAGCTTCTACATCATCTACAACAGCAGTCATTGGTTCACCGGTTAATTCACCGGTAGAAGCATCTGCATTAATAATTACTGATCCTAAATTTCCTGATAATTCTATTCCTGTTACATCTGCATTTTGACCAGATATACCCCAAGTTTCAAAGCCCCAGGTATCAGAGCCCCAACCAATATTTATTTCATTATCAATTGTAACTGAATTTAAATTTGTAGATAATTCTTGACCGGTAGCAATTACATCACCACCAATTCCCCATGCTTCTTCATTCCAGGTTAATCTTCCCCAACCTTCATTGACTTCAGCATTAATAGTTTCATCACCTTGATTTGTAGATAAACCAATACCTGTTACATCAACATCTGCATTTTCATAATTAACATTCCAACTTTCTAATCCCCATGCTGATCTTCCCCAACCTGAAACTGGAACGTACTGTGCTTGACCTATATTAAAAGACGCACTGATCCCACTAACGTCTATATTGTTTTGATCAGACGCCCATGAGTTATCGCCCCACGAATAAGTGCCCCAAGTTGTGGCCATAGGAAGTTACCTCCTATGTACTACCCAGAGATTCTTAAAATCGCTGCAGTTGAAGTTGGTGCTGGGAACTGAATTGTAAACGTACCAGAAGTTGCAGTTTTATCTGAACCAAAATCTAATACAGCAACAGCTGCGTTAGTTAATGATGTATTATAAATTAATGCACCTCTTGCAGTTAACGTTACACCAGTAAAAGATAAGTTGTCAAAATCTACTCTTGCTACACCAGCAGTGATTGATGTTCCTGCATTAACTAATGCACCACCACCTGCTGTGTATTGACCAGAAGCAGACACTTCTTGTGAAGTAGTGTATGAAGTTGTAGCAGAAGTTAAAGTCGCACCTGCGGTATAAAGAGCTAATTTAAACTTACTTCCACCAGACAATTTAAAATCGTGACCACCTTCTAAAAGTTGTTTTTTGAAGCTGTTCGCGATCGCTTGTTGTATAGCCATAGTTTATCTCCTTATATATTATTTTCCTCCGACTCGAGGAACACCACTTTGATATTCATCTCGTCTTCGTCTTCCCATTTGTTCTATCGAGAAGCCTTCTACCACTTGTTTATACTTTCCTTCGTATAATTGCAAGAGATCATTTGGCCCCTTTAAGAATGAAAAAGCTTCTACTAAGCATGCATACAAAAGTCCGTTGGGAAAAACTTTACTTAAGTATGTTTCTGTATTTGTACTCGATAAACCCGGATCTTTCAAGATATAATTTAATTGAATTGTATAGGTAGCATCTGGAGTAGGAGCTACTACAATAGTGTCATTATCCCAATAACTATAATATTTAGGCACTCCAGTTGCACCAGTTGGGTTATATTCTGACATATAACTAGTGTCTCTGTACTCTAAAAACTCTCTATTATCAGGTTGTGAACTTCCATCAGAATCTATTATTTGAGCGGATCTGATTACCAATAAATTATCTGGTGTATCTATAAATCTGTTTGAGGCTACTAAATTAGCTGTAGCATATCTTTTGTTATTATCAGAATCTACATCTCTTAAAATTCTAAATTCTGCATCAGATATAAATCCATTTACAATAGTAGATGTTAAAACATTGGCATCTACTTCTGTGTAATCTCTAATTTTTTGTACTAATTCTGCGTATGTCATTATGTTATACTAACTGTTACCCTTCCTAAATTTGCCTGCGCTTCTCTTTTAACGTTTATAGCAGATCCATCATCAG